CCCGACGGAATCGGGCAATGGCGGAACGGAGGGCGCGGTTGATGGCGGAAATGCTAGGTGCGCGAGGCGGTAAGCATGATGTCGTAGATAAAGTCTAGGTCGGCGTCGTTTTCGGGGTTATTGTCTTCCAACTGATTGAGCAGGCGGGCGCATTCCGCCTCTGTCATCACATCCGCCCGAATATTCGCCGCCAACAGGCGGGCAACCAGTATTTCCAACATTGTGATGGTGCGTTCGGTTTCCTGCTTGTGGACGGTAAAAGCGGCTTTCAGGAGGTTCAGTTCTTCTTGCAAGGCTTGGATTTCATTCATTTTAGACGACCTTTCGGGGTTTTAAACAAGGTTTATTCACTATTTTAAAAGGATTTTAAAAATGAAAATTGCAAATATCAACAATCTGTCTTTGGTCTCCGTTGCGATGGAGCGTTTGGTCAACCGTCAGGACGGTTTGCCGGGTTTGGGTGTGTTGTACGGCCCTTCGGGTTTCGGCAAGACAACGGCGACGGTGGCGGTGGCGAATGAGACACGCGCTTACTATGTCCAACTGCGCAGCGCATGGAGCAAAAAGACGCTGTTGGAAAAAATCTGCTTCGAGATGGGCTTGCCGCCTGCTCGGACGGCGGCGGGTTGTTTGGATGTGATCTGCGAACAGTTGGCCGCCAGTCAGCGTCCGTTGATTTTGGACGAGGCGGACTATTTGGTTACGCATAAGGGATTGGTCGAGCTGGTGCGCGACATCTACGAGGGCAGCCAAGCCCCGCTGATGTTGGTGGGCGAGGAGATGTTGCCGACCAAGCTGAAGAAATTCGAGCGTTTCCACGGTCGCGTGTTGGCTTGGGTACCTGCGCAACCTGTCGATTTGGCAGACGCGGAAGAGTTGGCGAAGGTTTACGCACCTGATTTGACGTTTGAAAAAGATGCGCTGTCTTATTTGGTGGATTTGGCACACGGCTCGGTACGCCGCGTAACGGTCAATCTGGTCAATCTGTTGGAGCTTGCCAACCAGCAAGGCTTGGATACGGTAACGCGCGAGATTTGTGCGAAAGCCGACCTGTACAAGGGCGAAGCACCTAAACGCGGGGTCAAATTATGAGCGTGACGACATTGACGAAGCCCCGCAACCGCCGACAAGAGATTTGGAACTGTCTGCGGGGCAATAAGGACAGGCTTCAGACGGTCTCTGAAATCGCCGAAGCCTGCCAACTGAGCGGGAATACGGTATACGGGTACTTGAAGTCTCTTAATAAGGGCGGGTTTGTATCGGTACAGAAGAAAGCAGGCATTGGCAGCCCGTGCAGATACCGGCTGGAGCGGGATACGGGTATGGATGCGCCCCGCTTGTCTGATGACGGTCAGCCGTTGAAATGTCCGGTAACGGAAGCCTTGTGGCGGACGATGCGGATTTTGAAAACCTTTGACTTAGACAGCCTGACGGCTCACGTCAATATGACGCACCCTGTCAGCCGCAGCATGGTCAGGGTTTATGCGCAACACCTTGAAGAGGCGGGGTATCTGAAAAACACGGGCAACGCGCGGAAAAAATCGTTTGTCCTTTTGAAGAATACAGGGTCAAAAGCACCGCAGCTGCTGGCTGTCAGAGAGGTGTACGACCCGAATATCAACGAAATTGTATTAAGGGAGGTTCCTGATTATGAATGAAAAAGATTATATGAAAGAAGATTGGTACGCAGTTTTGAAGGAAGAGGTCGCGAAAGACGGGCTGATGAAGACTGCGGCAAAACTCCGATACAGCGCAACAAGTATCAGTCTGATTTTGAATGGGAAATACAACGGCAAGCCTGACAAAGTGGCGGCGAAAGTGGCGGATGTTTTTCGTAAGGTGATGTGTCCGTTTGAAGGCCGACGGATGGAACGGGCTGAATGTATCGAAATCTCACTTGCCCCTGCTCCGACGCATAACCCTATCAAGATGCAGCACTGGCGGGCGTGTCAAAAGTGTGAAATTAAACCATGCGAGAAGCGTAAAAAGGTCGTCTGAAAACGTAACGCCTTGATACGGCTATATATTTTTTACCCTACGATTTTAATAAGTCCTTGTTTTTAAAGGAAAACGCAAAATGAAAGTTCTAGATAAAGTTGATTGGAAGATGTTTGTGGCGCCACGTTTTTGGCGGTGTGTGCCGGTTGGAATGGTGGTCGGTGTGTGGTGTTTTGTGGGTGGAATGGCGTTGTATGGCTGCACCCAAGAACCCGAACCGGTTGCGAAAGAGCCGACGAAGGTCGAGTCGATGGAAATACGAGCTGATTTGGAAGTTTTAAAAATGGAACGTGCCTACGAGGCAATGAGTGTGGAGCAGAAGATGGAAGGAGTGGTTTATGAATAAGTTTAGAAGGCCTAAACGGGGGCTGAACCGAATCAAGAAATTGGCATTGAAACGGGCGGTCGAGGAAATCCGCGCCAAATACGGCGAGCGGGCGATTATGAAGGGTTGGAAACCACAGGAGGTACAAAAATGATGGAAATTTGGATGATTTGGATGATTTTAGGGGCTGCGCTGGGCGCGGTGATCGGGGTGTTTATCTACGCGGAGGGAATTTTGCTCGAAAACGAGCGTCTGCGCGGGATTTTGAGAGTGGAAGTCGCAGGACGGGAGGTATTGGAAGCGTGGATGGACGCGGCATACCTCAGCCGTAAAGGGGACGGGAAATGTTAACCAAATTGAAACCCTGCCGCGTATGCAAACAAATGAAGCCTGAATCTGCGTTTGCGTGGACTTTGGACAAAAACGGGGTAAGGAAGCGAACCCAACGTTGCGCGAAATGTTGGGCGGAGCAGATGGAAAAAGAAGCTCGGTTGAATATGGAACGGCATCGAGAAGAACGAGGCACAAAGTTGGAATGGGGACGCCCCGCCGTCGCCCGCACAGTTTGGGGCGACAGTTGGCCTGCCGCGCCCGC